CGTGTTCGGAGATCGAAGACACTGTTCGACGACAACCAGCGTTGGAATTCTACCGCCACACCCCCAAGATCGCCCCCGGCAGCCGCGCCGTCGCATCCCGCGCCAACCCATCGAGGTCCAGCTTCTTCGGCATCTTCACTTGCCGAAGCAGCAAGAATACCGGCACGGTTTGCGCCCCGGTCAAAACTCCATCCCGCCGCCGCCGACCGCCCTTTGCCGCAGCCAGCCCTCGGCTGTACAGCCGCGCATCATCGGCGACCAGCAAGCTGGGCCCGTTTCGACGATAGACGAACCTTAGGCGCATGCCGGTGCGTTGTTCCCAGCGCCACGGCGTGATGCGCTGGCGGCCGAGGCCGGTGAGGCCTGCGGTGGGCAGGGGGATGGCGAGCCAAAGGCCGTCCTTGCCACGGATCAGCACGCCGCCGTCGAAGGCGTGCAGGATGTCGGGCGCCTTGGTCCAGACGAGGCTGGCCGCGCGAAGGGATGTCCCCGATCGCGGAAAGTCGGCCTGCCGGACGGTGTTCGCGAGGCGCGAGCCGAGCCCCGATGCCCGAACCTGCCCGCGCCAGTCGTCACGCAGGCCCCGCCCAGCGGCAAAGACGCCGCGGGTCACGGCGGCCTCGGCCTCTTGCAGGATCTCGGTGGCGATCGCGATCAGATCGCCGTCGATGCTGGCGCCGATCTTCATACCTCCCGCGCCTCGGCCTTCCAGACATGGCGCAGGGCATCGCGCAGGGGTTCGCCCCGGACCTCGTAGATCACGCCTGCGATCTCAAACGTGTCGCCCGGGGCAAGGGCGCCCAGCGCGGCGCATTCGATATCGATCATCACGCTGTCGGTGACGAACCGGCCCTCGCCGAAGCCGGTCACCGCGTCCGGCCGCCGCAGCATCACGCGGACGGCGACCGGCAAGCCAGCCCCGCCCGATCGCCATACCGCATCCTGCGCGAGGTTCGGATCGCGGAAGAGGGCGGTCGTGGCGTTGGCGAAGGCCGACATCTCAGGTCGCGCCCCCGTTCAAGCGAACGATGCCAGTCGTATCGCCCGCACCGCCTGCCACGGCTTGCGTGGCGATGCCGATCCGGGTGTTGCCGGTCAGGACGTTGGTGGTCCGGCTGGCCGCCGCATCCCAGTAGATCGTCTGGCCGACCGTCCAGGCCTGCGAGGGGGCTTTGGGCAGCGAGAACACCCCCACCAGCCGGATGACGGCGGTTTCGCCGATCGCCGCCGCACCTTCGGCTACGCCGAAGATGCTGCCGACCAGTACGCCCTGGCCGGAGGCGATGACAGCCGCGGCGGTGATGTTGATGGTTTCGCCATTGGCGATGAAGTTCTTCATCAGGGTTCTCCTTCTGAGGTGGGGTTCAGACGCCCGCGTTGCGGAAGAGGCCGCGCCAGTCGATGGCCTTGGCGGCGAAGTCGTGGCGGGCCTTGATCTCGATCCCGTCCACCTCGAAGCCGGAACGGGTTTCGGTGTAGACGCCTTGCTGGCCCTCGAGATAGGCAAACTCGATCGTGTCGATCCGCGACGGATCGGCGGCGAGGAACCACGGGTCGGGCCCTGCGGCTGGGATCAGCCGGGCTTCCTCGATCGGTTCCAGGCGGTTGGCGAAGGCGTTCACCCCGGCCACCGCGTTGGGGGTGGTGGCGGTGACGTTCTTGCGCGCTTCGACCGACCGGACGCCGGGCGGGGTGATGATGTAGCGCGGCAGGACGCTGATCTGCCGCCCCTCAAGGCCACGCTGATTGCCGAAGAGGCGGTAAGCCTCGGCCAGGGTGGTTTCCGAGATGTTGCCAGCGGTGCCGAGATTTGCGTGGGAGGCGTGGAACAGCGGGTTGCCGTCGGCCATGTTGGGGTTGGTCGAGAAGATCGAATAGACGAGGTCGCTTTCGAGATCGGCGGCGGCAGCGCCAAAGGCCGAGGGGATGCGGGTGAAGGCGTCGAGGTCGTCGTTGATCAGGGTCTGGCGTGTGATGCCCACGATCCGGCCGTAGGTCACCAGCGCATAGACCTCGCGGCTTTCGCCGATGGTGCCATAGGTGAACTCGCCCGATTCCGGCACACGCAGCAGGTCCGGCGCGCCGCCGAGCTGGTTGCGGGCCACCGGCTTGAAGTCGGTGATGACGGCCTGCCGCGCCCAGGCGGTGAAGGTGCGGGGCGTGGTGTCATAGGCCGCGCGCAGGGTCTTGTTGGCGACATTGGCGAGGATCAGAGGAAAGTCGCTGGTCGAATGCAGGCCCGAGCGGCCGATCAGGGCCTCGGTCGCGAGCTCCATCTTCGACAGGCCGCGGGTGGCGATGCCGCGGCGATCAAGCGCGTGGCGGGCCAGTTCGAGGAGGGTCAGGCCGCGGAACTCGCGGGCGCGGTCGGTCAGTTGCGCCCGGCCGGGGTTGTGGCGGTGCAGCAGGGCCTCGGACATGGCATCGCGATAGGCCGCGTCCGCCGCGCTGGTGCCGCGGGCGGTTGCGGCAACAGGCTCCGATCCCCGGGCCGCCGGTGCATCGGCTTCGGCCAGCTTGTCGAGGATGGCGGCCCGGGCGGCATCGAGCGAGAGCCCGCGGCGGATCAGATCGGCGGCAAAGCCCGCGCCCAGCGCGTGGCGTTCGCAAAGCGCCAGCACCTCGGCCGCGGCGCGGTTTGCCTCGGTGCGGATTGCATCAGAGCTGGGATCGGCCGCGGGCGGCGCGATGGGCGCGGCGCGGGTTTCCACAGCCGCTTCGTCTTCGGGCGTTTGGGTCTCGGGCATGGTGGTCCTCGTCTGGTTCGGAGAAAGGGCGGGCGCATCAGCCCGGGTGAGGAGGCAGGGAGTCAGAGTTTCAGTTCGGGCGTTGCCGGTTGCACCATCGGCGCCGCGGATGTGCGCCCCGGGATCGGCGGGCATGGCGACAGCGGAGATTTCCATCGGCTCCCAGTCCACGGCGCGCCACAGCTCGCGCTGGCCTTGGGCTTTGGTGATGTCGTAGCGGTGGACCCGGTAGCCGACCGACACGGCCGAGACCGTGCCATCCATGATCCGCTGCACGATCGGGGCGGCATCAGGCGCCGAGGTCAGCCGCACCCGGGCAAAGCCTTTGCCACCTTCGATCCGAGCTGTGCCGGGCAAGACCGCGCCCACGACGGACTCGAGGCCCCACGACCGGTGGGAGTCGAGGAACGGCGCGCCTGCGTTCATGCGGTCCATTCGGACGGCACCGGGCGTGACGACCAGTTCCTCGTCATATTCGACGACATCATCCCAGCCCTCGTAGCGCCGCCGCTGGACGGTGGCGCCGGTGGTCCAAATCACGTCGATCGTCATGTCGTCGCCTTCACCGCGAACAAGCCGCAGCGAGGCCTCCCGCGTGATCAGCGGGAGGTTCAGGGTTTCCGGGGGCATGGTGGTTACCTTTCGTCGGGGGGCGGGCTGCTGCCGCCTGCGTCCACGGCTTGCGCCAGACCAGCGCGGCTGACGCGACGTGGGTCGGCATCGAAGATCAGGCCCAGCTGATCGAAGAGGGCGGCGTATTTCTGCCATTCCTCGACAACCTCGCGCGGGTCGTAGCCGCGCCGGGCGATCTGCTGGGCCGGGGTCGAGAACCCGGCACGGACCTCCATCAGATCGGCAGTCACGTCTTGCAGCGGGTTCACGCTCTCAAACCGAGGTGGCGCCCATTCGACGGCGATCTCCGGTTGGGGCAGGGCACCGGCCGTCCAGGCGGCCTCCATCACCCAATCCCAGATGCGTTGGCAGAACATCGGGATCACCACCTGCCATTGCACGGCTTCGACCATCCGGCGGAATTCGTGCAGGCCCACGCGGGAAGAGGCGAAGTTTACTTGGCTCAAATCGCCAGTCATCAGCTCGTAGGGCACGCGGAACCCGGCCGAGATGATGTGCTGCTGCACCCGGTTCCATTCGTAGATGCCCGAGGTTGAGGCGGGCGTGTTGAACTTGATGTCCTTGCCGTTCCGGACATAGCCGATCAGCCCGGGTTCGAACTGCTCGATGCGGTTGCCGTCGGCATCCTGCACCACCGGCGCCATCGACTGCTGATCCTCGTCGGCGCCAAAGACGAAGCCCACCATCGAGGCCTCGATTTTCTTCCGCACCAGTTCCGCTGTTTGCCAGTCACCCAACTCGCGCAGGGCGCGCATCGCAGGTACACCCCAGGGCACGCCGCGGTTCTGCACCCGTTGGCGTTCGAAGAGATGCGCCACCCCTTCCGCGCCGACCCGTAGGGATTCAAACCGGCGCCCGAAGACCGGCATCGCATCGCCTGGATGATCGGGGAACATCCAGTAACCCCGGCGACGGCCTAGCGCGTCGTATTCGATGCCCTGGACGATCCGGCTTCCATCGGGCCGGTTGTCGAACTTGGCCCCGTCGAGGTGGTCAGCCTCGTTAAGCTGGATCTGCAACGGCGCTGCGAGGCGGTCACTGGCCCGGCGGCGACGGCGCAGGGCAAAGACCTCGCCACCTTCGATCATCTCGCGGACGGCGAGGGCGGTCAGGCCGTGGAAGTCGGTGTGCCCGTCCGCATCCGCGTGCGGCGCCCAGCGCTTCCAAAGATCATCAGCCAGTTTGTTCAGCGCCGGATCGGCCGCGGCCGCCCGGGGCCGAATGCCGGTGCCGACGATGTTCGACACCAAAACCTGCACCGCCTTGGCCGCGAGCGGGTCATTCCGCACGAGATCACGCATCCGATCGCGCAGCGCACCGCCCGCGACGGCGATTTCCGCGTCGGCTGCGGTGCTGCCTGCGCGCCAGCCATCGGTGCCGCGGCCGCGGGCGGCAGCGTCATAGCCGCGGCGCAGATTGGCGATGGCCACCCGGGCAGCATAGCGCCGGGCGGCTGTACGGGGCGCGACGGTGGCCACGATCCGGTCGATCACGCCCCAGGGCACATCGGGCGGGGTGGGTTTCATGTGCGGCCCCGGCTGAAGCTGGCCTTGCCAGCCACCGGACGTGACCCGCCGGAACTGCTGGCCATCTGCCCTTCGATGAAGCGGATGCGGGCCAGAAGATCGGCGGCATTGCCATAGGTCAGCCGCCGCCCGTCATATTCCACCACTAGCGCCCCGGCAGCATAGGCGCGGCGCAGGGCATCAAGTTCGGCTTGCGAGAAGGACATCAGAGCCACTTTCCACGTCGGGGCCCAAGCCAGCCGGTGGGCCGCTTTGGGGCAGATTGCGGTTGCGGCCGGTCAGGTTGACCGGCGGGGGTGGTGGCAGGCCTTGCTGGCCCGATCTGTTCTTCCAGCGCTTCCCAGCGCGAGTTGTCCCAGCGATCGATCCCCATCAGCCAGGCGGCGGCGCGGGCATAAACCCGGCAGTC